AATTACGGGGTGGCCATCGATATTGCCAACGCATCTGGTGCCCGTCTTGAGTGGCTTGCCAAGAACGCTGTGTCGTTCGGGTTCTCATGGGAAGTTCTCCCCGAAGAACCGTGGCACCTGCGCTACGTAGCTGGCGACGATGTTCCTGAGCGTGTAAAAGCTTGGAAGGAATCGAAGCAGGCTTGATGTGGATTCTGGCTGGGCCCTCCTTCTTAGCGCTGTTGTTACTGGTGCTTTTGGCGTCGTAGTCACACTCTTACAAAAGTTCAAGAAAGAGAATGCCTCTGACCACGAGGTTGTGATGGGCATGCTCAAGATGGTGTACAAGAAGCAGAGCAACGTCGAGGACAAGATTGACCGTGTGGACAGCAAGTTGGACACACACATTCAGAATCATAAGTAGCGGGAAGATAGACTTCTAACCACGCCCACCCGTCGGATTGCCACACACCGACTCCCATTTCAATTGCCCCTCCCAAACCAATGGGAGGTCTACCCAGGTTTCCCTGTTTACGCCCCACCAGTTGCAACCCTGGCACAGCCATGCGGAATCAAGTTGTCCCGACAAGATACACCGATACTCGTCATGACGCAACCTGTGTGCTAAAGTTTTCTCGCAGCCCGAGGGGGTTTGGTTCCCTTTCCCCTTCCTTTACCCCTCGGGTTGCACTAAACGGAGGGATACACATGAGTAAATTCAACGAAGTACTCGAAGACAAGAGAGTGGTTTCAGTCGAAGAGAGAATCAAATCAGCTCTTGACAAAGAATCATACGAGGACTTTTTATCAGCAATCAAGAACCCAAGCATCAGTTCCGGGGCAATCCATCGGGCACTCACAAAGTTTGGAATAGAAGTTTCAGACGTGAGTATCCAGCGCATGCGAAGGAAGTTGTCATGAGTAAATTTGACGATGTCGTCCACTTGGAAGGTGAGATAGTTGAACTTAGAAAAGCTCTCAAGAAAGCTCAGCAAGCTGAGTCACGTGCAAAGATCAAATCCGAAGGCATCATTGACGCTGTATATCAGGCTGCTAGGGATGCGGCTCTCGCTACAGGCAATGGTCGCAAAGCACCAGCGGTACCAAAGAAAGATGGACGCAAGGGCAAATCAGAAGTAGCCCTAGTCCACGCAACCGACTGGCAATGCGGAAAGAAGACACACTCATACGACATCTCTACGCTGTCAAAGCGGATGGAAGAGTTCGCTCAGAAGGTGATCGAGCTTACTGAGATCCAACGTGCTCATCATCCGGTGCGTGAGTGTGTGCTTATGTTCGGCGGAGATATGGTCGAAGGCGTTTCAATATTTCCCGGCCAAGCGTACGAGATCGAGGCACACCTGTTCGAACAGTTGTTCGAGGTGACCAGGATCATGGAGCAGATGGTGCGCACGTTCGCATCACACTTTGAGAAGGTCCATGTTGTGTGTGAGTACGGCAACCATGGTCGACTGGGTCGCAAGGGTGACATGCCTGGATCCGACAACATCGACCGTGTCGCATACCGCATCACATCCGAGCGCACGACTGACGTGAAGAACGTCACATGGCAGCAGTCGGGTGACTGGCACCAGATAGTCACAATCGGAAAGTATCGTGCGTTACTAGTACACGGTGACGAGATCAATTCGTTCGGCGGCAACACGCCAGCTTTCGGCATCCTGCGCAAAGTAAACGCATGGTCCACGGGTGTGGTCGACGAGTTCACCGACTGTTACATGGGTCACTTCCACACACCGATGACGCTGACCATGGCGAACGCTGGTCGTATCTTTGTGTCTGGCTCGCCAGAGTCACACAATGAATATGCACGGGTGTTCATCGCAGCGGTCGGGCAGCCAAGCCAGCGACTCCACTTCATAGATCCGGACAAGGGTCGGGTCACCGCCGAGTACACGGTCTGGCTGTGACACGGGACCGGCTATGTATATGTGTCAGCTCCGGCCCGGTTCCACGTCAACCGATCTGCGGGGAGAAAACGGATGACTCCGACGAGTAAGACCATCGTTCACGTTCGGTGGGCGGACGCCCACATGAGCGAGTCAGGGTGGCTGGAGATGGACGACTATATAGATGACGGCGAGACCATCGTCGACACGGTCGGGTTCCTCGTACCAATCGGTGAGCCCGGATCCAAGGACAAGCATGTGACTGTGTGGCAGTCGCTGTGCCGGAACGAAGGCATCCATGCCATGCACATCCCGGTAGCTATGGTGCGGGAGATGCGGGTGGTCAATCCAGAAATTTCTCTGGAGATGTTGTGTGCCCCCACAATTCGGGATACCGTGGTGTCAACCAACAAGGAGGGAACAAATGAGATACCAGGTAAGCAAACCTGAGCACGGCAGCCAGGAATGGCTGACAGTCAGATGGCAGGATGAGAACGGACTGAAGCGGATCGCAGCGTCTAGTGCTGCAGCTATCTACAATCAGCATCCGTACATGACAGCTGCCGATCTCGCTACGGAACTGTTGCGTGAGACACCACCAGAACCTAAGCAACCAAGCCAAGCTATGGAGCGTGGCAACAGGCTGGAGCCAGTCATCATTGAATGGGTGCAGTCACTTGAAGCCATCATCTTGTACACGCCGAAGAAACTGCATTGCCTGAACAAGGATGGTGCACGGTTGATCGCAACCATTGATGCGATGTGTGCCCATGATGATCGGGTGTACGAGATCAAGACGATCAGCAAGCGATGGGACGGAAAGCTTCCAGCCCATTGGTATTGGCAGGGTGTCCAGCAAGCGGCATGTGTTGGTGTCCACGAGATCTTTTGGCGGATCTTTGACAGCGACATGATGATCCACAACTACACGCAATGGGTGTCATCAGATGAGATTCAGATGCACATCAATGCCGCCGCCGAGTTCCTGAAAGCAATCGACAACGGTGTGCTGCCGGATGATGTCGTCCTCTCATATGAGAACGCATCCGATCTATACAACAAGCCGATTGCCAAGCAGGTCATCCTGAATGACGATGCAATGAATCTCATCATCCGCATCGAGCAGATCAAGGTGGCGAAGAAAGAGTTCGAGAAACTTGAATCGGAAGCCAAGGCTGAGCTAGCCTTCTTGATGAAGGATGCGGAAGAAGCCGTGATTGGCGATAGGGTGGTCGCCACGTGGAAGCCACAGAAGAGACGAGTGTTTGATAGCGCTCGCTTTGAGAGTGAGCATCCAGCGTTGTCAGAGAAATATAGGAAGGACACGGAGTTCCGTGTACTGAAAACGAAAGGAAAGAAATAATGGCACAGTTCAATCTTGAGAACTACGAGACAGTCGCTGACCGTCTTGTCAGGTGGTGGGAGGAATACCCAGATGGTCAGATCCTCACATCAATCCATCACTATCAGGGCGATGTCGTTCTGTTCCGTGCCGAAGGGTACGACAACAACGGCAAGCTGATTGCTACTGGATACGCAGAAGAGATCCGTGGATCCAGCCCAGTCAACCGTACATCGTTCGTCGAAAACGGAGAGACCTCGGCAATCGGACGCATGATCGCCAACAGCCCATTGGGCCACACGGGTGAGCGTCCGTCTCGCACAGAGATGATGAAGGCCAGCAGTCATCCAGCCGTGGTCAGTTCCAACAAGCCCGAGTATGCCCGTACTACCCAGCAGGTAGTCAATGAACTGGCAGACAAGTTCGGTGCAACCGAGGTCAAGTCAGATCCACCATCCATCAAGAACCCAGGTGAGCCAGCCAGCCCGAAGCAGTTGGGTATGTTGCGAGCAATCCTGCGTGGCATGGAGATCGAGAACCAGGATGCTGTCGACTTGTGCGGCGCAACGATTGGCCGTATCATCGAGAAGATGGATGAGCTCACCAAGGGTGAGGCATCAGAACTGATTACCAAGTTCAAGCAATAATCCATGGACACAAGGAAGGGTGACTGTGAAGGAAACAGAGACAAGTGCACCAATGCCGGATGCCCTTTATTCGGAGCCCTTGGGCGAGAAGATCGTCACGGTTCGCGTAGGGTTCGCAACTGTGGCGACCCTTCGGCTCGGGGTAAACGTAACCGGACTAAAGGAGATGCCAAGGCACGTCGTGCCCGTAAGAAACTTGGGTTGGGTGGTCATCTTACCCGTCACGAAGAAAACTGGGGTGGTCGCTTTCGTACCGAAATCAAGGCGGGGGCTCAGGTCGGTCCGATTCATACCAGATTCCAAGCGGCGAAAGCGCAGAGCGATGCAGCTAAATCGTTGGGTGACATTCGTCCGTTTGTGATGGTGGCCATGCCAGATGGCACATCGGAAGGTATCGTTCTGATGACACTCACAGAGTTTGCGGAGATAACATCTCTGCTGTCGTAAGGACCACACAAGGGTAGCCACCTCTGTCACGATGGCGTGGTTCTCCCCAGCTAGTCCTGCTGTTGGGATTGGCTGGGGCGATAACCCTTACAGAATAAGGGAACCGAAGGGAAACTATAATGAGAGGGAACAATGAGGAAGATATTCAGGTACTTTTCAGTACCGATTTTTTGCCTTGGTGTGGTGGCTGGAGAGGTTCATGCAGCCGAAGCGCCAGCTATCTCGACTCTGACACCGATGCAGATGGGTGCGGAGACGAGGGAAGCGACGACCCCGATGACATTCCAGCATGGGAATGTGTCATGGTTACCGGACCTAGCAACCCAGGCTGGCTGGCCCAAGAGGACTCACCGAAGACTCGCACAGATCATCTTGCGGGAATCTGGTGGGTGCCCGAACCGCAAGGGTGGTGACATGGTGGACAAGAACTGCAACATTACGGGCGTATCAGAATGGAACCACAGGTCAGACACAGGACTGTTGCAGATCAACGGTGTCCATTGGAAGCAGGATCATCCGGAGTATGCAGGTCTGCTGTGTAAGCGCATGTCTATCTGCAGTCAGGAACCATTGCTCGATCCCCTCACTAACCTGAGGGCTGGCAAATTACTATTCGATGTGGCAGGATGGAGCCCCTGGTTTACTAACTAAAGGAGTGGGGATGGACAACATATTCGACGAGTGGGCCCTGCTCAACACCGACTTTGAGTGGATGAAGCAGGCAGCTTGTAAGGGTTTACCTACAGACATGTTCTTCTTTGAGCGTGGTGATGGGGTGACGCAAACAAAGAAGGCAATGGAGGTATGCTCTACCTGCCCAGTAATCAAGACGTGTGGAGAGTTCGCTATTGAGAACCACATCCACTACGGGTTCTGGGGTGGCATGAGCCACGAGATGCGCAAGACACATGCAAGAAAGATTGGGAACAATGAGGAAGATATTCAGGTACTTTTCAGTACCGATTTTTTGCCTTGGTGTGGTGGC